AGACGGCAGTTTAGACTCCGGACCGCCGAAGAAGCATATGCCGTCTATCGACAGGTAATCCTCGTCATCTGTTTCAATTTCGTCAGGCATGTCAATCACCTATCTATTGTTTGGAATGCCATAGGCGCGTAGCTGCCGTTCCAGCTTCCAATGGCGCTTTGGCTTACGTATGATAACCAGGATGAGCCGGGCACGATCACTGGGGCCGCCCGGTATACATTGTCCCCGGTCTGAAGCCTTCCAATATCCGGATGGTCCCAGGAGTCCTTGATTGTGATCTTGGATTCCTCCACCACATTCTGGATGTGAATGGACTTCTCACGGACAATGTCAACAGGCAAATCCTGGGCAAAAATGGGGATGCAGATGAGCAGCAGTGCGCTGATCACATGCAGGGAAGCCAATCTACGCTGATAGCGCCGCATGTGGAGTTACCCCAGAGCTGGATGAACTTCTCAACTGCGAAGACGCCGGTCATATCGTCCACAGATCGGCCGTATTCAGCATGGCGGCCCTTGAGCAGCTTGTTGGGCTCGGGATCCCTGGAAAGCCAGCCTATGTGAGCTACGCCAATGACGTTGCTGTTCAGGTTAGCCTCAAGGACGCCGGTGCAACAGTTTTCGACACAAGAATCGTCATAGCCCCGGGTCTTGATCTCGGTGGTCTTCTGCAGGTGTTCCGCATGGCTGTACATCTCGGTCATCACCGCACCAATCCTGTAGTTCTGGATACAGAGCTTGTCAACCCACTTTGCATCATACTGGCCGGTCTGGTAGGAGATGGGCATGTACTCGAACTCAGCTTCTTTGGTATAGTTGATGTAGTCCATTCCGCAGATATTGGGATAAGTACAGGGCATCTTCGAGCCGCTGCTGTTGAGCTGCCTCTCGGCCTCGAGCTCAGTCCTCAGCAGAACCACGTTACCGGATCCCGACACATGCTCGACCAGCTTCTGGCCACCGAATCCCACCTGCGTGGAAACTATCTTCTCCTGTTCCAGATATCCTACTCCCTTGATCGTTGCCTTTTCGTACATGTAGTTTGCAGCTTCTACCTGGCCGACAATGGCCAGCATCAGAAGCAGCGCTACAAATATCTGCAATATTATTTTCATCATTCCACTCCTAGAAAGCTTTCATTTAATTGGTGGGCGGCCTGCCAGAGGCCAATAGCTAAAACCGATGACAGGCCGGTTATTATTTCGAAAAAATATTATCAAATCATCTTCTGACCAAGAGAGGCGGTTCTCAAAGGCTCGCCATCAAAGCAGGGCGGGACATGAGTGCTAATAACGGGCCACGAAAAACCGTCCTTGATGATTATGTCATCTTTCTCCACAGCGGAGGAAGTTTGGATATAAGCCTGCTGCTGAGGATCACCTTCTCTGGAGTTCCAGATCTTTTTGGACTCGTCAATCCAGATGACGACGATTGTCGTGTTGGTGTAAGTGGGCTCACCGTCATCTCCAGCAGGCCCCTTCGAGCGCCAGATCACAGATTCGCCTGCTTTCGACGTATAAGCAGAGAGGAGGTTCATCTTACAGCAGCCCCTATATATCGGCGCATATAGTCGTATGCCCTCCGGCTTAGGAGGATCGAGCGGCCTGCACCAGGCACAAAGGTTTCCGACAGCTCGCCCCTCCCGAGGCTGAAGCTTTGAACGCCCTGTTCCTGGAGAGCCCGGCGCCCGCCAGAGCCCGCTTCGATGATCGCAATAGCCTCTTCGAGGCAGGCCTGCTTGACATCTGTGGGCACAATTGCCTCGTTTGTTGAATTGTTCCAGTCACAGGTGACTCCATCGATTATCCTGGGGAACTCTACGAGCTGGTCTCGGATGCCTGAAGTGACCACAAGATCATATTTCCGGCCACGTAGAGGGAGGGCGTCTATATGCCTTGTGGCCTCATACAGGGCCTTCGCCCTTTCGGTCACTGATGCGGCAGTCCAGGCCGCAGAGTTAGGCCTGAACTCAACAAGTGACGTGGCTGCGGATTCCGCCAGGTAGGTTGAGGAGCTTGGAGTGCTTGATGAAGCTGATGCCGAGCCGTCCCAGGACATTTAGACCACCTCCGAGTCAGGATTTGTGAATGACTTTCCCGCTTTTCTGCTCCAAATGTAAACCGTTGTCCCGACAGGCACATTGAAGTAAAAGGTATGCTGGCCGAGGTCATCAGTATAGCCTCTGTTGGCGATTTCTAATGTTCCGGCCAGGTCGGAAGTAGCCCAGACCTCGCAGGCTGACATCGGAGTAGTCCCATCAGATTCATAGACGGTATATGTTTTTGCGGTGGTTCCAGTGATGACGGTATCCCAGGTCCTTATAGTAAAATGGACCGTTATGCCGTCAGGATGGGAAAAGGTCAGGCCCACCATATCAGCATTCATCTCCGCTGCCGAGAGATCAACCTTCCATACTCCGACAGAGAGATGAACGGGGGTATCATCCAGAGCAGAAGGAGCCGCGCCATCATGTGAGACTGTGGCGGTTATAGTGCCTGATGTCACAGGGGTGCCTGTGGATCTATCCAGCATCAAAAAGGTAAAACCGGAGATTGCAGCTCCTTTGAAAAACATCTTCCCTCCTTAAGATAAGGTTAGAATGCTTGCCCCGAAGTCAACCTTGAATTTCTCGCCGGTTGCTATGGTTATCTCACTTCCATAGTCATAGTAGCCTATGAGTGCATCGCTGGCATGGTCCTCGTCATAGAGAACCGCGTAGCGAAAAGGCCCAAAGGATCCGCCGGAGGCAGTCCATTCGACATCAACGCCCGTCATTGTCATGACGCCGCTTGTCTCTGAGATGTCCTGCTGGATGTCTGCAGCAGTATATCCATTCTGCTCGGTGATGCCTGCGAGATCCGTCTTTACAGCATCAGCAGATGCGCTTGGGGTATTGTTCGTGAGGTAGACCTTTACGGTGTGCCCCGCGGCATGAAATTGGAATTCCCCTTTCACCAACCGCTCAACAAAGTCCTGGAACTTATAGAAGCTAGAGCTTGCCATAATATCCTCCAAATATAAACAAATTGTTCGACCGCCGTGCCCATATCGGATCAAATGCGGTTCTCATGCGCAGAACTGCATTGTTTCCGATAATTACGAAAGTGCCATTTTGTGTTGTGACTATTCGGGATGCCAGGAGATTCACAGGTTGCCCGGAAATCGTGAATTCGCCGGTTTCGGCATCAATTTTGAATCCCTTTAGAAGGCTCAAGGCCGAGCCGTCGATGATATAGCTGCCGGATTCGCATGAGAGAATGTAACTTTTGAGGAGATCTGCATTGGTCCCGGCTGTTTCGAAAGCTCCTGCAGATGGAATCAGGACAGAGTTCTTCAGGAGACTTGCCGATGATGAGGCCGTGGAAAACGTGCCGACCAGAGCAGCCAGCCGAATGCTCCTAAGAAGGCTGGCATTTGTACCAGCTAACTCATAGCTACCAGCATCGGCATGTATAACATGTGCGGCATAAAGGGTTGCCATGCTGCCAGCCAGCGAAAAGCTGCCTTCGCCGGCAGATATTAATGAGCTCTTCAGGAGATCTGCATTGGTCCCGGCTATTTCGAAAGCTCCCGAGTAGGCCGCTAGGATATATGCGCCTGAGGCGGTCAGCTCAAACATGACATCGGTCCCGGAGAGAAGATATTCCCCAATGCCGGCCGAGAGAATCGAGCTTTTGAGCAGGCCCACAGCATCCGCCGCTAACAGGCTGAATTCGCCTGAAACGCAGCCGAGCCTTCTAGAAGCTAATAGAGATATGGGATTGCCTGCAAGCGAATAATCAGCAGATGCAGCGGATATGATTCTGGATCTGACAAGGCCTGCCCCAGCAGCAGATAAGCTGTACTCGCCTAAACCGCATGAGAGCAATCGACTATTCAATAGATCTGTCGCATCGCCGGAAAGCGAAAACTCCCCGGCATCAGGGACTATGATGGAGGATTTGAGCAAGCTGCATGAGGTGCCGGTAATCTCAAAGCTGCCCGAGCTTGCAGTCAGCGTTGCTGGAACTGTATAGGTGACGGTGCAGCTAACGTACTGGATGTACGCCGTCCTCGGATTCACAGCTGCATTATGGACAGAAATTTTGAGGCCGAAATCGGCATCATTTACGAGCGCAGGGGTTAACGTTAAGCCCCAGTAAGTTGAATCGCCTGCAGTTCCACTGCTAGGCTTTTCTATTGTCTCATCTGAACTGGACCATTTTGTTGAAGTATCTGCCTTATCGGAACCAGAAGGCGATCCTGATGCATCACACATGATAAAGTGATATTCGGTAATGCTAATTACATTGCCCTTTCTTTTGACAGTAAATTTGATACTGGTTATCGTTGCGCCTGTAGGAATGGAGAAGCCAAAATTCTTTGCATAGAGAGCTTGAGAAATTGCTGCTCCACCCAAAGCTACGGATGCATAAGAGCTGTCATCTGATTGAATATTTGTGGGCGAGGACCATGCGTCATCTTCCCCATCATTATAATTGCTTCCAGTTCCGCACGAATTGGGGCCTGCCGTTGACATCTTATTCTCCAGGCTTAAAGCTCTGCGTCAGTCTCAATACTTGATATCACCATTTATTATATATTGTAAAAAAGATATTTAGCCGGATTTCTCCGGCTTGGCTTCCGGCTTGACCTCTTCATAATCGAGATTCTGGCGACGGCAGCGTTTGGCTGCCTCCGTGCCTTCGTTCATCTCCCAGGTTACGCCGGTCCGCTTGTTACGGAACCTGACCATCTTAGCCGCGGCCACTAGCTCACCTCCAGGACTGTCATTTTTCCGGTTACCATGTAGCTCCCGATGTTTATGTATCCAGTCTCGTTCATGAACCGGGCGCTTTCCAGAGGGCCCACTATTACCGTTCCGGCTCCAAGCATATCGTCCATGGTCAGGGTCAAGTTGCCGATACCTGACCGGAATGCAGGCGGATTATCACCAGCCATCACGTTGAGAACATCCACCGTTGGATCGGTGACATCCCAGGAAGTAATGTTCACAAGCAGGAGATAGTCAGATACGCCATCGACCGCAAAATTGCAGGTCGAGCCGTTCCCTAAAATGGTCGTCCACGCAGCTGTCATCCTGCCCCAGTCGTTTTGGCTGTCCATACTGACCGGGGTCATGGTCGTATAAGTGGCCGATGCCGCCCCGAGGAGCAGCATCATGGCCAAGAGAAGTATTGGAAGGAATTTCTTCATCTGTATCACCTCTAAGAGAAATTGCAGGTCATGACACCCAGATAGTCAGGCTGCACCACTTTTGCGCCATACAGATTATGACCTCTGACGATATCCGCGAACTGTTTCTGGTGGCGGATAGTCTCCACAATTCCCATCTGATCGGCGAAGCCAATGGCCTCACTGGTGCCGAACATCACCTTATATTTTGTCCCCGATGTGTTTGGCACGTTATGGGATACCAGGATGTCAAATCCGGCCAGGTTCCCTATTCTGCCGGTCATGGTGGCAGAGGTTCCCAGAGCGGGAGCTGAAGATCCGGACTGATGCAGTTCTTTGACCACCAGTGCTTCCATCGCAGGGGGTATGATC